CCACCAAAAAAATCACGGCTGTAGTGTAGCAGCGTATTATATACCGACCTTGCCACGGGATATTTCAGTGGCAAAGTAATGTGGTGGATGCGTGGTGTTGTATGACTCGGTAAGAGTGGCACCTCTATCCCTTTACCCTTAGGCAAGGTAAAGGGGGAGGCAGTCATACAACATTCCCTTCGGACCTTTGATCACGAAAGGTCACGCGTCCACCACATTAACCGGGCAAAAAAACATACGCACAACCGACCGTGAGTAGAGCCTTACCCGCACTCTGTCTCCTCCCACAGACTAAGTAAGTAAGATGTCGGGACCCTTCAACTCGCCTCCGGGCAGCATCCGCGGACCGGGCAGCACCACCGCGCCGGCAAGCGCCGCGCGCGCCGCGCTGCACCCCATCCCGCCCAGCCCGCGCAACGGCTTTCAAGGCTCAAGCGCCTGCATCTGCGATGGCGTGCCGCGCGCGGGCTGTGACGTGCACGGCAGCGGCGGCAACAGCCGGTCCTTCCTCGCGAGCCTCGAGGTTGGCGCCGCCTCGCCCGCCCCGCCCAAGCAGCAGCCCTACGTGGCGGCTGTGCTCGAGGCGCTCGATGAGTACGAGCCCGAGCTGAAGAGGCTGATGGAGACCGCCATCGACGGCACCGACTGGTCGGCGGACTTCACGGAGGCCCTGCAGCCCGTCAACGAGCAGCTCAAGGACATGAGCGAGATGCTGGCGGCCGTGAAGGCGCAGGTGTCTGAGCTGTCGAAGAAGAGCTGGGCCAAGGACTTCGAGGAGCTGAAGGCCCTGGTTCGGTGCATCACGGACGAGGCCAGCGCCATGGGCGTGCTCATCAAGGAGCAGGCGCTGGAGGTAGACAAGGTGGGCCGCCGCAACGCGCAGGTGCTCGGCATGTACAACTCGCAGCGCGAGAAGAACAAGCTGATGGCCGCCGAGCTGCGCCAGCTCAAGAGCGGCAAGGGCGGGGGCGGGGGCGGGCCTGCGCCGCCTGACCCGCCGCGTGGCCCTGACCGTGTCGAGGCCATCTCGGACTCTGGCGCGGAGGAGGACGAGGAAGGCGAGGAAGGCGAGGAGGGCGAGGACTCAGAGCCCGAGGAGGACGCGCGCCTGGCGTCGAAGCGCGCGCGCCCGGCCGCGGCTGCCGCGGCGGCCTCAAGCTCGAGCAGCTCAAGCTCAAGCTCAAGCTCGGGCTACAAGCCGCTCTCCATCAAGACGCAGGCGCAGCTCGCCGAGGACGCGCGCAAGGCCGCGGACACCATGCTGGCCATGCCGCGCGTCAACCACAAGTACTGCTCGGTCTGCGACTTCGTCTTCGGCAACGTAACCGAGGCGGTCGAGCATTACAACTCGGCCGGCCACGCGGCGCGCAAGTAGGCGTGGGCAAAAAAGCGGCAAAAAGAGGACTCGGGTCCCGAAAGTGCAGCGTAACAGCAGGGTTCATCAGCAGCCATCGGGGAGGGGGCGAGTAGGGAGGCGGAAGGGGGGTGTGCACCGGGCAAAAAAAGCGCGCGCGCGCGGGGCAAAAAAAGTCACCGTCCACATGCTCGCGCAGGGCTCGTAGGCTAGCAAGGCCATTGCGATAACGCTTCATTACATGCTTACATGGTGACTGTCTGATGACAAGTAAGGAACACTTGCGCAGGGCTTAAATTAGATAACGCTTAATCGCATTACTACTTGTCGCGTAACACGCTAAATCAGCTACGAGTCAGATAGTCAAGTCGCTATATATACGGAGTGGGTGTTACACTCTTAGCGAGTTCGGCCTTCTTCCGCTCCGCCATCTCCCGCCTCACGAACTGCACTGCCGGGCGTTGGTAGACGCGGCTGCGCTGCGCCAGCGCGCGCTGTGCCCTGCGGATCTGTGCCCGCTTAGCCGCGCAGAAGCTGCCTGCAGGCACCTTGCAGCGGTACCGGTGCGCCATGGCGGAGGGCGCGCGCGCACTAACGGCTCTGCAAGTGCTTCGAGGTGACTCTTAAGAGACCTCTGAACCGCGCGCTCCCTCTTATAACTCACCTCGAAGCACTTGCCGACCACAAAAATGTTTGTCGTCCCTGCGAATGACGCAGTGCATAAGTGGACCGCCGTGTTCAAGGATGGTACGTCGACGTCCTTTGGAGCCAGAGGTAAGACTTGATATCAGACGACGTTCTAGTAAGTTTCACGTCTAGCAAGCCCGCCCTCTCTTGTGCCGCCTTACATCTCGGAGGAAGCGCATGCTGTCGTCGCTGTCCGAGCCACCAGACGAGCTGCTGGTATCCGTTGAGCCCTCCGAGTCAGACGAGCTTTCCCCGTCGCTAGACTCGTAGCCCCGCAGCATCATGCGGCGATAGTTGGTGCCTTTCTGTGGCATTCCCCCGCCTTCGATTAGCCTCGGTGCAGGTCCGGGCTTGCGTCGTTGGCTTTTCCTCGGCCCTGGCGGCGGCGGAGGTGGTGGCGCGGGCGCGGGCGCGGGCGCGGGCGCGGGCGCGGGCGGCGGCGGCGGCGGCGGCGGTGGCGGCGGCGGCGGCGGTGGCGGTGGCGGCGGTGCAGGCGGTGGCATTACAGCTGCGCCACCGGGTCTCTGCGGCAGAGCCGGGAAGGGAGGCATTGGGACTGGCTGTGGAAACCCGGCGAGGTTGACGCCTGCGCCTGGTGTCCTGAATCTGCTCAACAACCAGCGGTAGCCACTGCGATTATTGACCGCATTCGCAACTGCGTTATTTCGCAAAGCACCACCGGGCAGTCGGAGCAGCTGGTTGAGGTCAAAGTTTTGAGTCAAGGCGTTTCCAAGGTTGTACGGCACGCCGTGTTGGTCGCCCGTGGTCGCTGTAAACCGCTGCAGGTTTTGCCTCCGTTTGAAGTCTACAATATTTGCTATGTGAGCACGGGTCATGTAATCAAGCTGCCCTGCCGTCTCGTCATAAGGAGCAGCTGCAAGCATTGCGTTTGTAATCCTTCGCGCATAGAGCGCGCCGTTTCTGTTAGGTCTGGCGTTAGGCGCGCCAACTGCCACGCCCGCCGGTAACCCCGCCGTGTGCCACCACCTTGCGTTTTCGCCTAGCAACCGCTGGACCAAGCCTGCACGGCCGGGATAGCCACGTCGACCGCCTTCCAAGCCACGACCCATCAAGTTCGCGCGGCCAACTGCCGTGTTGCCTTCCGGGGCTGCATTTGCCGGCCCAGCTGCCTGCTCGAACTGCGCATTGAAGGTAGCCGCGCCAGCTGGCTGTTTATGGTGTGAGACAGGAGGCGCAGCCATACGCGCAGCTGCAAGCTCCCTTCGCGCTTCAAGCTCGACGCGGGGTCTGTTGTTGAAGCGACGTCGAAACGGTCGGTTCTCAATGTGCCGATCGGCCAAGATTGCCTTCCACGTTCGAAACCTTTTAATGAGGGCCTGCTGTAGCACATATCTAATCTTGTAAACGCTCCGGGCACTCAGCGGGCCATGGGGTCCGTTAGTGAGAGGGTTGTTTGGGCCTGCCCTCACGGCACCGTTGCGGCTAAAGAGCTGAGCGTATCTGCGGCGCGTCCGCATAAGAGCAGCTAAAGCTGCAGGCGCACGGAAAATACGACCACCTGGATCAGCCATTTACGAGCTGAAGTGGAAGGATGTCGGCTCTGATTGGTTCGATGTATTATAGCCGATATATACCCGCGTCAAAAAAGCCAAGAACTGGCTTTGTGCCCTCATATGGGTACTACGTATATGCGTCGCCTACCGGCGACCCATACGACTTGCTTCACACTGTTTACAGCAACACACTGCTAACTAGAACACTGCCACCGCTGACACTTGTCCCACCTGCCCCACCAGCGTTCTCGGCAACGGGTGGAACTATCAGTGTTATCGGTCCCACGACTCTGCACACATTTACTACCGTAGGTGGAAACACGTTCGAGGTGGTTGCCAATCCAGGCAACGCTACAACTGTCAGATTGTTCCTTGTCGGTGGAGGAGGAGGCGGTGGTGCGTTAAACGGAGGTGGTGGAGGCGCTGGAAGGGTCTTGATTGTAGACTACAATATGCCCCCGGGTGTCTATACTATTATGGTTGGCAGTGGCGGTAATCCTGCATTTTGGAATGCGCCCACTTCGTCAGGCGCTCCAGCTTCTTCTGGTCTCGACACATCTGTAAGCCCCATAGCTATAGCACCTGGTGGTGGTGTTGGCGGTACATTAAATATTGGACCAGGTGGTAATGGAGGCAGCGGCGGTGGTGGGTCGAATTTCCCACGGAATGCTAGGGGCATTGTCGTAGCAAGTACGGTGCTGTTGGGGACGCTAATCACTGATCGGGGTTTTAATGGTGGCAACGGATGCCTCGACGGATATTCACCTGGAGCTGGTGGTGGTGGCGCAGGAGCTTCTGGCGAGGCTATCCCCGTCCAAGGCAATCGCGTCCAAGGCGGACTTGGCGGCGTCGGATACCTTTACCCTCTCACTGGTTTTTATTATGGTGGCGGTGGGTCTGGTGGTAACGGAGACCAAGGGTTCTATGGTGGTCCGAACACCCTGGCACCCGGCGGACTGGGTGGAGGCGGTGCTGGCGCTCTTTATTCCAATACAACTGACGTTAACGGATCTAACGGCACATCTAATACAGGCGGAGGTGGCGGCGGTGGGTGGAATTTATCGGGGATTTCGTATGGAGGCGGGGGTGGAAGTGGCATTGCGATCCTTTCATACCTCACACCCTCGCGTGTCTACTGCGGCGTAGGCGATGAAGCCGCAAGCCGCACCAGCGCAGGCGGCGGAGGCGGCAGGTGCGCCAGAAGAGGGTCTGGCTTCCCATCGCTGTCAAACCCCTCGAAGCCCTTATTGCCAAAAGACTCAGGGAGCTCGTACTCGTCGCGAGTCTTCATCCACGCCAGGCGCAGTGCCGCAAGGTCGTTGAGCTCGTCGGTAATTGTCTGGGGAGCAAGGCAGAAGCCCGTTTCCGTGATCCAGAACTCCCACCCCGCCTTGTCGAAGATATCCTTGCGCAGCATGTTGTCTGTCTGGAGAGACGACGCAAGGGCCGGGCGGGCGCTCTTGCCCAGGATGATGCGGAACTGGTACGGCACGAAGCGAGACGAGACAGACCGCAGGGGCACGCAGAGGTGTGCGAAGGACTGGAACATCGCAATGTGCTGAGGCGGCGCATTTGCGTCGTCAAAGCCATCAAGCGTGAAGTGGACGCACTTCTCGGGGTTCTTGACCACCTCATCCAGGAAGACCTCGGTAAGCTTAGGCAGCATATACTTGATCCAGAAAGCCCGGCGGGAGTCCTCGTCAACTATCCCAGAGGCGATCTGGTCGCGAGCAACGTCTGCGGCGAGACCGATGAAGTGGTTCGCCGTGGCGACGGATAGGCCGACGTTGAATGACATTCTTGGCCGTTCGTAGGTGGGAGGTTGTGAGAGTATTGTTCAATCGCTCTCCTCGTCGCTCTCTAGCACTTGAACCCCGGTTTGCGCATCCATTGAACCAGCGCCGCTGCGTGCATCCGCCTGGGACGCGTAGATTGCAGCCGTGTTCATCTCGTCCTCCCCGCCCCCGGCCGCCCCTTCGTCCTCGTCCAACCCCGGCATCTGGCTCATTGAAGACGAGTCAAGGCACCAGCAAAGGTAGCTTGTGAGCTTTTCCTCGTCCGCCTTCGACGAGCGCGCCTCCTCGGCTCCCCCTGAACCCTGCCACTTGGGACGCATGGCCGGCCACGTATTGAGAATGTAAGGCACCTCGCCAAAGCCCGTCTTTGTCGCCATGATTGGCGCCATGAAAACGCGAGCGTTCGGCTTGTCGCGCCCGTCCTCTGCCTTCTCGGTCATGCGCATGAAGAAGATGGCGTCGTTGGCGCTGCAGTTCTTGACTGAGGGCTGGCTCTTAAGCGTCACCGGAACCTCACTCAGAGACAGCTGCCAGTCAACGCCCGTCTCGTTAAAGCAGGTCACATTCGCACGGCTGCGCTCCTTGGCAAAGAGGTTGATTGCCTCCTTTACCATGCTCTGCATCGTCTTAATGTCGTCGTCATTGACTGCGATTGCACTGGACGACGCGGCACTGGGCGATATCGCACTGAGCTGGGCCATATCAACTGACGATCGACTGACTACTTTCGCATGGACCGCAGGCGTGCCGTAAACGCTTTTGCTTTTACACTCTACGCGTCCTCGTCCTCCAGCTCCCCACCAAAGTCTGAGCGCGACAGCGCCCGGAAGCTGCTGCTCCCAACTGCCGTGTCGCTCACGCTGCTACCCCCGCCGGCGCCGCCCGTGTTGGCGCGGTTGGGAGGCTCTGCCGCCCAGCGCGATGCCTCGGAGGCGAGCGGGTTGAGCGTGATGCGGCGCTTGGCCGCAGACTCCGGAGGCTTGCTCTCCAGCATCTTGAGCGGATTGAGCGCGGAGCGCGGCGGGCCGTCGGGGCTTGACGCGCCCGTCTCGTGGGGGTCACGCATGAAGCCGTCGGGCTTGAAGCGCTCCTCCTCGCCGCCGCCGGCCGCGCCGCCCGTGTCGCCCGCCTCGCGGTTCTCGAAGATAATGTGCTCGGCCGCCAGTGTGATCATGAAGCCGCCGCCAACGTTGGTCCAGTAGGCAGGGCGGAAAAGCAGGTGGTGGATGATCGTGCTGCGGCCCATGTCACCGGGGCCGACGAAGCGCACGTGGCCCGCGCCGAGGCCCGAGAAGCTTGAGGCCTTGTGAGGCAGCGTGTCCCGCACGATGGGCATGCTGCTGCCCTGGAAGTCCTCCGCCGTGTGGCCCGTGACCATGGAGAAGCGCGTGGCCGTCGGCGGCAGCGGCGACGTGCGCGCCGACCACACGGCGCTCTTGACGTACGGGCCGGTGCGCCCGTCCGCCATGACCACGGACTCGATCTCCATGGAGCGCCCGCTGATGCGAAGCTTGAGGCGCCCATCGTAGAGTGGCTCGCCAGTGGCGCTGATGGGCGCCAGCCGCTTCTGGCGCTTGAGCGAGATGGCGCTCGGGTTCTTCATGATGTAGTCGCCTTCGGCGGCGCCAAAGATCTTGGCGCTGTTCTCGACCAGGAACTTGTCGAACTCCTTGTCCAGGCGGTCGAGGCTATTCCAGGTGCGCTCGTCCAGCTTGATGGAGAGCGTGAGCTTGTTGGCGGCCTGGATGGCAGCCACGGTCGAGCACTCCATGGGCATGTCCACCGCGTATGCGCCAAGCGGCGCCTGGCCGGCCGTCACAAGCTTGTACGACGTCTTCTCCGGGACGGTGTCGATGTAGCCAATGCGGTCGCCCGGCTTCATGAGCTTGAAGCTCACGTTGCCCGCCCACATCAGCGGCAGCGTCTTAACGGCTCCGGTAGCCCAGCTCATTTTTTCCGGCGTGTAGTGGCAGTTGGTCAGATGACGCGTCAGATGACAGTCGGCTGACGTTCAGGGAGTGCGAGTTTTGGGTCAATCATTATTAATGGGTGCACCGGTCGCCAACCCCGCTTTTTCCCAACCCCGCTTTTAGCCAACCTGGCCACCGCCGTTCGTGGTGGCTGCCTCAGCCACGGCCGTTGGCGTGGTGTTTTCAACGTCCATCGAGGTAGTACAGCTCTTGCCACAACAGACAGACCTGATCCTCTTGTGGTTGGCCGCATTGAACATTGGAACCACAAAGCGAAAGACTACAAACAACACCACCGAGAAAGCTGTCCCTACGCCACCAGCAACCAACGTCTGATTAGAGTCGGCCATTTTCCACCTACTCGGTGAAATGGACGACCCCAAGTATGCGAAGCTGAAGGCAGAAATCGCAGACATCAAGAAAGAGATTGACATTGCCGAGAACGAAAAGGACTTTATTACGGAACAACGTGATGCGTACAGAAAGGCGGGGCGCGCGGATGCGGTTGCAAAGCTTGAAAAGGAGCTTGATAGGCTGGTAAACCTCATTGGTCTCCTTGGCATGAAACTCCTTTATGCTGAAAGTGTACTAAACTCCGACGTACCGAATGCAGTCGCCTCTTTCAAACGCGTTGATCCAGCTGCCGCCATGCAAAACGCGCATGTAAATGTAGAAAACAAAAAGCAGCTGAAAGAGGACATCGAAAAGGCCAAAGAGATCGATGTCAAAATGGGAAAAATTCGAGAGCAAATCGCCGATCTAGAAGAGCTTGAACAGCTCCACCCACTAAATCGGCAAGCAATGCAAAGGGAGCTAGAAAACGCCAGAAGAAGGCTTCGGGAGCTTGAGGCATTACGCGCACCGAGACCAAGAAAATTGTCCGACTATGATGACGGGCTGGGTCCGTTGGTGCTACCGCCTCGAAAGCAAGGCGAGGGCAAGGGCAAGCGCAGGCGACGCAAGCTCAAGGGCGGCGACCTAGGCGACGACATCCGCCGGGCTCTTGACCCAAACCGCAACGGTCTCAACCAGTCCATCCAGAACACTAATGCTGCCATCAACCAATCTGTCCAGGATACTGGACGCAGGATTAACGAGTCTGTCCAGAATACTGGCAGGGTACTGGGCGATGCTTTTGACCCCAACAAGAACGGCCTTGCCGCCGCAGTCAATTCCATTGGCGATAAGCTCAAGGGGGTTGACTGGAACGATGTCAAGAACAAGCTAGGCGACTCCCTTGACCCCGCCAAGAACGGCGTCAGCGAGGCCTTCAATAAGTTCGGCGGCGATGCAACCCGAGCATTCGAGGAGCTCGGAAACAAGATCAAGGAGTCTGCGCAGCGCGACAAGGCCACGCTCGATACCGCCTTCGCGCCCTTTGTTGCCGAGTTTACGAACCCGAACAGCGCCCTGGCCCAGTTCGCACAGTCTGCTGGCATCCCTATTTCCGCAGATGAGTGGAAGAAAAAGTTCGAGGACCCCGAGACTTACTTTACGATTCTCAGCGTCCTCGTCACCGCGGCCGCGTCCGTTGCATCCGCGGGGCTTGCAGGTCCTGCTACGTTCGCAGCTGCGCAGGCGCTGATCGCCGGAACCCGAGTCATCACGAAAGCAGCCATGGGAAAGCCCATCACGGCTGGAGACATCGCAGCCGTTGTGACCTCTGCCGTCCCCGTCCCAGGCGGTGGCACGGCGACGACGTGGCTCGAGGTTGCCAAGCAGGCCACCAAGAAGGTCGGCGTCTCGCTTGTCAAGACGGCTGTGAAGAACGTCATGATGTCGAAGAAGGACGGTCTCATGGAGGCAGGCAAGACCCTTGCCACCATGTCCCAGGCAGCCACGCCAAGCCCCCCCGAGGACGGCAGCGCACCCCCCAGCGCACCACCTCCGCCCAGCGAGTCCAGCGCAAATGCCGGCCCCTTAGGCCAGCAGGCGCCCCAAGAGGCCTATGATCTCGCGAGGAACACCCAGCTACCTGTCCAGCAGCTCAGCGCAAATTGGGCAACTGAGCAGGACGCGGATATGGCCTTACAGCTACAGAAAAAGGCTGCCGGGGAAGCCTACTACGACTACGACACAGGCACCAATATGCCACCGGGGGCGCCTCAGGCAGCGTCTGAGACAGACGCACAGAGGGAGGAACGGGAGTGGTATGAATCTCGTGGTCTTCAGCCGCCTGCTAACCCCGACAACACAATGTTTGGTAAGGGCGGGCCAGCTCGCGGCTTGAAGTTTGCCCCCATGAAGTACGATGCCACGGATGCGCGTGATCCATGGTTCCACATGAAGGCGCGAGCAGCAAAGGTGGGGCGTAAGGTGCGGCTCAACCGCCTCGACCCCGACTACTTTGAGGGCAAGTGGCAGAGTGGCGTCCTCGACCCCGACTACGCAATGCGCGGAGGCAAACCGCCAGAAGAGCCCCCAGAGCAAGTGCCCCAGGCCTGGGCAGAACTAGCCGAACTTGATGCTGAGGTCCAGAATATCCTTGCAGCGCTCAGGGTTATTCGCCAGGCCGCTCGGGACGCAGAAGACGCAAACATCGAAAGGGGCATACCACATCACTGGTATCAAGACCCGAAGCTGGCTGCCGATGAGCTAAAGCTCAGGCAGCGGATGACTCAAATCCATAACCGTAGACTCTACATCATGGACTTCCTCAAACGAATGCCAGCTATGGCTGGCCGCGGTCTCTTTGACCGCATCGCCAGCACAACAGGCAACCTTGCAAGTAAAGCCGGCGATTTTCTTCGCGCAAAGGTTCAAGGCACGCCACAGTTCGAAACGAACCTTGCCGTGCTCTCCGACGCCGCGCTTGATCGCTTTGGCTACAATGCCTTTGACGCCCGGAACACCGAGTTCCTCAAGGCGCACGGCTCGGAGCCTATCACGTCGCTCAAGATCCGACGCGCGCCAATCAGCAACAACATCAACACCGCTCTCAACCTCCTTTCCCTAGGCAAGTGGAACGAGTCCAGGGCCAAGTACGGGTACGACGATCTCTTCCACCTAGGTCTCATCGTCAACGACAAGTATGCCATCCAGCGCATCGGCCGGGTCAGTGTCAACTTCAAGGACCCAGACGCCCCCCGGACCGAGTTCCTGCAGCTCCCAGTCCCCGCCGGCGTCACCATGAGCTCCATGCTTGAGCAGACCATCCAGCGCGTCGGACCAAAGATCTTCTTTTCCTACGACCCCTTCACTGCCAATTGCCAAGGGTTTCTCAAAAACGTCCTTGAAACCATCGGGCTCTACACACCAGAAGTCGAGCGCTTCGTCTTCCAGCCGGTCGACGCACTCCTGCGGGAACAGCCCGGCTACGTCCAGACCATTGCCCATGTCGGCACCAACATTGGCCAGTTCGGAGGCATTGGCGCCGGCAAGCGCGGACGCGAGCCGACCGCAGAGGAAGCTGCCGCGGCCGAGGCTCGCGCCGATCGCCACGTGCGTGCTGCCCGGGGAGAAAAAAGGCTCAGCAGCATCGAGCAGCAGCTAAACGAGCTGAGCCAGGAAATGTTCGGGAAGGACGCCGACGAGCTTGACGACGATGAGAACGACCAGCTTGATGTGGCTTTCCGGCGGCAGAACGGCGACCACGACGACGAGGAGGATGAAGACGAAGACGAGGACGATCGCACTGAAGTCATCTTGAAGGGCAAGCCAAGCAAGAAGCGGCTAGCACGGGCAAAGCGCTTCATGCAGAAGCTCAAGTTTCCCGCCAGGGTTGCCCAGTACAAGGCGTCCCTGCCCTTTGTCAAGCGCAGGTTCAATGAGTCCATGGCAGCGCGCCGCGCAGACCCCGACTACGACATCCCGACCGACGAAGACGAGACCGACTACGAGTTCGACGACGACGGCGCCGAGGAGCCACCGCCCTTTGAGCCAGGCACCTACTTCAGGAGGGGCGGCGGCACGATGATTGGCCGCGGCGTCACGAGGGAGGAAGCCTTCGCTTGGCTGCGCGAGGCAACGCCGTTTTTGGTGGCCACCGAAGAGGCTGCAGACGTCATCGGCAAGGTACAACCGAAGCTCAAAGAGCTCACAGAAGACATCAGAGGTACAGACGAACGCGATGACCACTCAAGAATGATGATGCTAGAGCACATGATTCCTTTTCGTGAACAGGTGCTTGCAGTGCTCAAGGCCAAGCTTCCAGACGTTATGAGGCTCAAACTCCTCGTGTCCAAGACAAAACCAGAGCTCTTGAAAGCTGTTGAAGACGAGGTTGAGAAGATGAGGGTGATGGATGATCCCACAAGCGACCGCTTCTTCTTTTTTGAGCGCATGAAGCTGGCTGATGATTTTATCGACACCTACAAGAGGGAACTGACGGAGATTCCCAGAATCAAGGAACTGCTTATGTCCATGAGAAAGGCATTCGGCATTAAGTACGACGAGGATGGCATCATGCGGAACCCTCCTAATATTCCCCCCTCCGGATCAATGGCAGACGTAGGGCGGGCTAAGCAGTGAGCGGTTTAGAGTGTAACTATGAGTCGCCCTCCTCCTCCTCGCCACGCCGCACCAGCTTCCCCTTCCGCGCCACCATCGTGTCGCGCTGGTGCTTCTGCCCCGCCAGGCGCCGCTCCATCATCTCCGCCGCCGCCTCGGCGTCCTCCTCGTCCACCTCCGCCTGCTCCGCCGCTGCGCGCTCCGCCACCTCGCGGTCCTTCATTAACTTCTTAAACAGGTCCGCGCCCGACGGCGGCGGCGGCACTGGCGCCGCGCCCGCTGCCGAGTGCGCGCGGAAAGGCTGCGACGGCGAGAGCAGGATGTGCTGCACGCGGTCCGCAGACCACACCCCCAGCGGCGGCGAGTGGTTGGAAAAGAAGACCACGTGCGGCACGTTGAAGACCTTCAACTTGGACTGGTACTTGGTGCTCACCAGCTGGCCGTTCTTCAGCTTCTCGGCCACTGTGTACAGGTCTTTTAGCTGCAGCACGTCCACGGGCCGCGCCAGGTCGAAGATCGCGATCGGCTGCCCCGTGTAGGCAAAGGCGCAGTCCGTGATGCGCCCGTCAAGCTCAATGGCGTTCATCGTGCGGCACAGGTAGGTGCTCAGGCGGCTCTTGCCCTCGCCGCCCTGGCCGTCCTCGATCCAGTAGATGTGGCGGTCGTGCGCTGGCCCTCGCAAGATCTCGACAAGGCACGCCTGCCACGGCCGCAGCGTAAAGTCGTCGCGCTCCGGCACCTTGGGCACCACCAGGTCCGCCAGCTGCGTAATGCCGCTGGCGTAGCGCACAAACTGCCCCGGGAATTTTTCCGCAACCTGGCGGATGCCCTCCATCGGCCCGTACTCGCGCAGCACCTCCCGGATCTCCTCAAAGTCCGTGCGCTGCCCCGGCGCCGCCCGCTCCGCCGCGCCATGCGCCCAACTTGCGCGCGCAATAAGCTCGCCTGCCGGCACGACGCGCAGAGCCGCGCTTGTGTAGCGCGCAATGTGCGTCTTGCGGTCTTTCAAGAAAACGGGGCGGCCGGTCACGGCGCGTGCCCAGATCCTCGGTGGCGCGCCGTCGTCCTCCTCGCCCTCCTCGCCCTCCGAGCCGCCCGACGGCACCGCGTCCGGCAAGGTCAGCAGCCACTCCCGCACGGCCCCCGACCGCTGCTGGCTGGCAAATTCAAGGTAGGCCACAAAGGAGTAGCCCATGGCCGAACCTTCAACCTGGCCCACGCCGTACGACATAAGGTCCGCAAGCTCCCGCGGCATCGGCGTCGGGCAATAAGTGTCAAAGTCGGTCTCCACCGTAAAGACCCACGCACGCGAAAAGCCACTCCCCTCACCCTTGGCATGCCTGTGGCTCGAGCTAGAGGAGGACGAGGACGACGAAGAGCGGGACATTTCAAAATTTCCGGGCGTCACTAACGGTCGGCATCAGTCGACGTCGGCTGACGAAATCAGAGTCCGAGTCCAAGGGTCTAAGTAGGGGTCGAATTATGTTGTGTGTGCAAGCAGACCCCTGGTAGCCTAACCCCGCTTTTTCCCAACCCCGCTTTCGGTGGCCACGAAATGTCAGTGTCGAGCCACCAAAAGTCGCTGTCACCCTTCAACTTGCTGGGGGTCGTCCTGCTTGCACTTTGAGCACAGATTTGGAAGGATTACCGTTACAAGGTCGCACCCAGGGCACCAGCCATCGGCAACATCAACTTGGGCATCCTCGGCTCTGTGGCACGCCCAGCACGCATGGCAGTACTGGTACCCCAAAACCTCCTCGGGCTCGCCACAGTCTAGGCATGGCTCGTAGTCATCTTCAGGATTCATAACCCCTCGTACCCACCGCAGAGAGTTCGGGTCTCCCAGAGCACTAAGAAAAGCCACAACGTAAGCCATAATGGCACCACCATCGGACGACGATTGGTTTGAGATGATCAACGCGTCAACGTCGATCGCACCAAAGAGTAAAGTGAGCTATTGTAAACACGTGCGTAGCGTCCGGAAGCTCTGCTGCAGCAACTGCACGCTCTCTCAGCTCATGTTTGACCCCGAGTGCGCACTTGCAAAGCTCCAGCGGCTGCCGCCCGTCGTACAAAGGCCGCACATTGCCGCCATCCTCTGTCTTTTTAAGCGCGGCGAAGAAAAGAACCTCTTTCGCCGCTGCGACCCGCACGTCGCCGCCCCCCACCGCCAGTGGCTCGAAGCACTCTCCCAGTGCCACCGCGCCATCAACGGCCACTTGGACGATAACCAGTCGTCCCAGCGCGAAATTGAGGCTGCAGCCTCGCTGCGCGAATGGATCGATGCTCACAAGGAGATGCAACGCGCAGACCCCGATTCCCAGGACGCACTCCTCGTCGCCTTCCAAACCCTAGCCCTCCCACCCCTCCGCGGCAGCGACCTGTCCCACATCCGCATTGGACCCCAGCTCACCGGCAACTACATGATGGTGCGCGAGGACGGCTCCGGCGAGCTTGTCATCCGAGACCACAAGACCGCCCGCTACTACCCTAAGCTCGAACGCTACCTCCCCCGCGCCCTCGTCGAAATGGTCGAGCGCTCCATCGAAGCCCAACCCCGCAACTGGCTCTTCTCCACGCGCTCCGGAGGCGCCTATTCGGCATCAGGCTTTCTGAAGTGGAAGACCGGCGTCTTCCAGCGCGCCTTTCACGGCAGGCCAGTCACAAGCAACTCGCTGCGCCACGCCTACGTGACCGAACGCGTGCACGGAAACGCCGACCTCTCGACCAACCAGGCACGGGCCATCGCCTCGTCTATGGGTCATTCGCTCGGTATGCAGCGGCAATACGTGCGACTGAATCCGCAAGGGAGGCACTCGGCACGACCTGGCTTCTAGGCGACCGGCGCCGCAGCGGCCGCGGCCTCGCTACCGTCTGCAGCTGCAGCAGCCTCGGCCCCACCGTCTGCAGCTGCAGCAGCACCTGCAGGAGTTGTAGGCGGAGCTGAAGAAGTTGCAAGACGCTGGCGAAGGCGGCTGCTCTTTGCGTACTGTCGCTCCCGCGCGCGGCGCTCCTCGCACCGCTGGCACGGCTTAACCTTAGGGACACGGGTCTTCTTGGGCTTGGGCTTGGCCTCGCCGGCCGCGGCGGGCTCCGCGGCATCCGGGACCCCAGCCGCAAAGACCGCGGGCTCCACAGCAGCCACAACCGGGTCGGTCGACGTCGTCTCACTCGGGATATGCTTAGGCTTACTCTGCTTGACGCGCGGCATCCTGGACGATCAAATACGCGATTCGGCAGACGGGTGATTTGACAAATGGACGACGAGTTCCTTGACAGCCTGCGGGGTCAAGGCAAGCTCGCCTACCACCGAGTCAAGGAGCACCAGATGGTGGTTGCGCACTTAGGCTGCACTGCAGCAACGACCTTTTTCCTTCAGTGCTACTTCAGGGCCTTTGACAAAGCCAGCAAGGGCGAGCTCGAGGACCTCGTTCGCAGTCAATCATTCGATGATTACGCAACAGCCGAGGCGGAAATCATCGGCCCAGCCCATCGTATGCTCTTCACCCTCAACCAAGAGTACTACTCAATGGAGCAATTCAAGGCCGGCTTCGTACGATGTGAGGATGCTCTACGAGAGGCTATGGTGAGGGGCTACGGAGGGTCTATTCAGTACTCGATCTTCAGGACCCTCGAGGATGCAGACTATTTCCGCAAGACAGGGGAATACAAGAACGTCGGGGGTGCGCATGTCCTAGGCTACGTGACCGACCCATACTCGAAGCATAAGCTAGTGCTTTTTGACCCATTGCAACAGAAAGGCATCAAGGACTTTAATGACCCAGATGGCGTTTTGATTGCCGCAGAGCGTTCCTACGAACAGGGTACCTTCCGGAAGATTGACCCCATCAAAGATAAGTGGACGGAAAGCGCTCTCATAGACCTTCTCTCGCCTTATAACTTCATGCTGGTTGTCCTTGAATGCATCACGTCCTGCGGCGTTGTACAAGATCGAAGCGGGGATCCCCTTCCTGACCCGTCTTTCTACACCGCAAAGGGCCGTCGCCTTATTGAGTTTGGGAAACCAAAAGCCCAGAAAGTTCAACTTGACGATGTTGAACTTGTCAATGTCGAGTGGATCAAGGAGTACCGCGAGAGCCCGAAGGAAATCAGCAAGAGCATTGCGCACATTCCCAAGTCACGCCCCTTCAACAATAAGAAACTAAACCCATGGCCCGAAGAGGAAGTCAAGAAGTACAAGGAGCTTCAGAAAGACCTGCGTGAAGAAAGAGAAGATGGCCCTGTAGTCATGAAACGGAAACGGCAACTTCAACAGGAACCTACAATCAAGGAGGTGCCGATTGAACCAGAGGCCAAAAAGGCAAGGGTGCGAAAGCTCGTGAAATACAGCGACAAGCCCCTGCACCCTCTGGAGGTCGGCCGCGGCCGCGGCAGCGGGCCATCGCCGTTCAGTCCGCTCGGCGAGCAGGTGGCGAATTACGCGCTCTCGGAAGACGATATCCGCAGCGTGGTTGGCAACATCCCTATTTACCGGTACCCGGCACTCGACACCATGAAATCGCCAGACGAGATGTTCAAGGGCCACAAGGCCGCAGTCCTGCTCTTCCTGACCGACGACAAGGACACCGGCCACTGGCTCACCGTCCTCGACCATCCCGACCATTATGAGGTGTTTGACAGCTTCGGGGTAGGTGCATGAGGAATTGTGTGTTGGGAGTTATGAGTGGCGAAATGTTTTTTGACTGGTACGAGCAAGTGCTTCGAGGTGACTTAAGAGTCTAGCCAGGGCGCTTCGGGCTATCTTCTACTTCACCTCGAAGCACTTGCTCCCTACCAGTCAAAAAACATTTTACCACCCTCCGCGACCTCTTTTTATTTTCTCACCCTACCCGACCGCGCCCGCAGACCCCAATCGATGGGGACCGGTCCTGGCTGACAAAGCAACAGCTTGCCAAGTTTAACCAGACTGAGCCACACCTCAAGGAGCTGCTTGGAAATGGGAACAAGCCTGTTATCCACAACACAACGAAGCTTCAAAAAGACGATGCCAGCACCTGTGGCCGTTGGGCTGTGGCTCGCATTCTGAACGCGGACATGCCTCTGAAAGAGTTCATTGCCGATCTAAAGGAGGGCTCTGGAACACCAGATCAAAACGTGACTGCCTACACGTACAACTTCCTTCATAAGTAGTGCAAGATGTCGTACAAGCGTGACGTATATGGGTCAATGATCAGCTCAGGTACGGTGACAAGGCGAGGCGACGGCACCTACTACTACGACACCAACGTGTCGTGTCGGACCACCTACGATAGTGGCGTCACTGACAAGGGCTCGCACGGTCGCTTTGCGGTCTTTCAGGACACTCGCACGCGTCCCTTTGTGGGCAACTCGGATGACTACAACCTTTCGCTGGTGCGGGGGACAGTCACGTCGGGTGCAATCCCCCTGTTCTTTGCGCGCCCGTCTACGCTTATCACGGAGGGTGGTGTTGACAAGTGGGAGGTGACTGCGCAGCCTGGTCTTTCTTTGACGTGGACAGGGCCGTCGTATATGCCCACTACAAGTGGTTCACTTGGAGTTCAGACAAACGTTGACTGGCTTTATGCTGCGTGGCCCTACTTTGGCTTCATCCCCCTCTCTACAGCCTGTACAGCGCCTGGAGCAGTGCCAACCTCGGTCGCACCGAGGGTACTAGGCATTAACTGTTCGACTTCGGGCGTCTCGCGTGATTGTCTCGCAACAACCGTGGCCTCTCGCCTTACGACGATATTTACATCTGCCGCTGGGTTTACAGTGACTGTGACGTCGCCTACTGCCGCACCGTCCGCAGCTATGACACAGCAGTATTCAATTCAAAATACAAGCTTGACGCAGAGCCTGTTCCTTGACTTCTCGCTCCCTGGGGGTACTGGTCAGCTCGCACACTACTACTCAACTGCTCACCTGGGTAAGGAGGGCATCCTACAAGCGTGCAAGTTGCTGGGATTCATCCCGGGGCAGGTCTTTGAGGCGCCTCCCAACTCTACAACGCTGTTTCCGCGCGCATATCAGAAAGGCTTTTCTTCAACCGTAAACTTGTACTGTTACAAGACCGTTCGTTGGGTTCCGGAAGACACGTCGGCGCGCATTCCGACTGTGGCAGACCTGCAGGGCACCGTAAACCCGCAGACCATCACCTACTTTGACTGCTACTCGTACGAGCATTACCTCAACAACTGCATCAATCCGACGTTCCAGCGCTGCATTTACGACCCGTTTGACGAAGCATTGAGCGGGGCATACGCAGATCCAAGCATCAAGTTTCAAGAGATGTGTCTACAGCGTCAGCTTGATAGATGTAACCGTGCGAATGTTTTAGCGACTACCACGTGGAATCCGTCAGCTACTTTTCTAAAGAATTTTGGTGCTGGAATTTTTCACCAAGGTTATGCTTGGCTTGCAATTGAGGACAATACTGGCCAGGAGCCATCACATACGTCAACATCGTGGCAAAGCTGTGGCGCTGCTATCAACTATTCGTATGTAGACGGCAAGGTGAATTACAAACTAAATGACGTGGTCACAATTTGTGATTGCGTCTCGCCTACCGCCACAGTCTATTATGCCACAGCCATAGCCGCAATTACCGGCCCGCCTCCTACATCTGTGTCTGCTGCAAACGGGTGGAATTCCGTTCTAGGATTTACCGTCACCCCTGCCGGCTCTGTCCTTCGCCATGCGCTTGCTTCAGTTGCAACTAATCCTCCTGTAATAACCTTCAACCCGGCAACCAGCCTCTTCACGTTGAATCTCGACAGCTACGGCTTTGGAGGTACTACGTACGCAAATATTGACGATGGCTATGGTGGTGTTCTCGATAACATTGAGAGGACCATAACCTTTAATGCCGAGCAGCAGAACTACAATGCATCGCTAAACGACATTGCTCGTGATTCCTGGGGTGCGACAGGCGCAAACCAGCTCACTGTCCCCCCCTACGTTGTGTCAAGGCGTCCAAATTTTTCTTACGACGAACGAATGGTGGTTGAGGCTGACGACTACTTCCACCAGCTCTTTGGCAACTGGCCGGCGTTACGTCTGAGCTACTTTGATCCTGGCACGTCACTGACGACGTCGTACGTTCGCTACATTCCCCAGGCGAGGGTGGCGGGCCTAACTACGAGCACTCCTCTGCCACTGACTGTGCCTGCGGATGGCACAGTGGGCCTTTCGGCTACGTACCTTCCCTATGGCCGCATCGGGGGGTCGGTGTCCTACATCTACACGTTCGAACAGGACTACCCTTCAATTGGCAACATGTGGAACCCGTTCGATGCAATCGTGATTCAAACTTCTGAGGTGCCTGTACAGGCAGACTACACGACGCCGCTCTACCAGCTCGACGACGCTGGCCTGCCTTCAACGCTGCAGACGAACGGGAACACGCTAAAAATCATTGCAGACATGCCGATCAAGTCACAGTCAACGACCGCGGTGGGGCAGCAGTACCGGGCGGAGATCGTGTTCGAGCCGCCGTCTCCTGTGCTCATTGACCTGCAGTCTGGGCGGACCTTCAACCAGTTTGACTTTTCGCTCTTCCTCCGCGTGAAGGAAACGAACGAGCTCCGGCCACTGAGCCTTTCGGACGGGGGTTCTGCATATTTCCGGTGGGCGTTTTCCCGGAAGTAGTCTTGAAACGTGTGTCCTCGTCACAACACTGCTCTGAAAGAGTTGCCCGATTCGTGACCCCTGCCCTAATCGCGAAGGATGTCGAAGATCCAGAAGGTGGCCATTACGGATGCCCGTCTCATGCAGGAGGAGCCGGCGTATGCCGTGCAGAAGGGCGCGCTGTCCGTGTCTGTTGCGCCGTTCAGTGCAATCGCGGCCTCGTCTTCGCAGATGACCTTTCAGGTGCTTGTGCCTTCACTCAACGTGTTTATTGACCGCAAGATCCTCCTGGCAACACCGCTCTCGTTCAACGCGGGCGTTTATTTCGGCGGCGCACGTGGCGCCTCCTACCGTGCGATTTACACGGCTCAGCCGCCTGCTGCCACCGTAGCTTCTGGTGTTGCTAACTTTCTAACAGCTACATGCGGTACGAACGGAGCCGGGCTTGTTGTTGCTACTACACAGGCTACTGCTATTGCCGATTGGAATGCACAAATCCTAGCCGGCCAGCCGCCTTCGATTATTGGGCCCAATTTTGCGCCTGGAACAGTCATGCGGTCTGCCGCTGAAGGCGGTGGCAACGGTCTAATCCAGCTTACATTTTACCCGGCCACCATCTCAACCACCACTGCGACCTCTCTCTTCATCATTGCATCCTATGTGCTTTATGATGTGCCAGACCCTAAGTTGAGCTCGTCGCAGGCGGCGGGGCCTCAGTATGGTCTGGACATGGGCCAGTCGCTGTCAAGTGGCGGTCTTCCGAGTGCCTTGTCTGGTTGGTGCAGCGCGGTGTCGGGCAAGGACCTGGCGCTGACCCAGTTCCCGATCCAGAGCTGCCTTTCAACCATGACTGCAACCCTCAACGACTGCACGGTCACGACGAATGGCGACACGCTGCGCGAGCAGCTCATGCTGACATCTACGCGCGAGAATCTCAAGCAGCGCACGACGCCCACGAACGCCGACGTTTTCTCGTGGGGTCGCGACGACGTCCAGAACGGCGCCGGAAACTTCTCGACCTACTCAACGGCAAACGGCTACGGCGACATTGCCAATGGCGCGTGGCCTATCGCCTGGTCGATCAATCCTACGTGCGCAACGCAGCTGCAGGCAACGGCGGCAACTAATATCCTGGCGCCTGGTGTTGGAACAACTGCAATCTGGCCCTTCTTGGCTGCTGGCCAGGTGAAGAGTTTCTTTCAGACTACCGCGCTTGGTGCTGGCACCTCGACTGACGGCGGAGTTGGTTTCTACATTGCAGCTGCGGCTGCGGACAATGTTACTGTGCCTACGACGCCTGCATATTCCAGCCCCAGCGTCCTGGTCCCATTCCTGAATTTCCAGCCGGTGTGGACGTGCGGATTCCCTGGTGGCGACCTTCTTGGTGGCACTGCTGGTGCAAACAACGCCTTTACTACGGGCACGCACGGCAGCTTTACTATCACTACTGGCGGTGTTGCCACGCTCACGCTGCTTGTTTCTGTGCCGCCCATGAGCATGGTGGGCGCTCGTCTGTATGACGCCCTCGCGGGCAATTACTCTACGAGCCTCCCGCCTGCCGGAACTGCTGCTGCCAACGGCCCCACGAACGGCGTGATTGCAATTGTGACTTCTCTTATTCGCGGAGGCCTTGGCGAGGCGGGGTCCACCTACGGCCTCACGTACAGTTCAGCGTCGACGGCGACAATCACGCTTGTGAGCGCTGTCGCACCGACGGGCAACATTCTGGCCCTCTCGGGTGGTTGCCCGGTTGGCTACTCGCTGCCTGTCTATGGTACAATCTCTTGCGCGGAGGCGCTGGTGATTTCGCCGCTTATCTGGGCGGACAGTGCTGAGTTCCAGACCGTCGGCCTTTACGGCATGACCAACATGCAGTTCGTCCTCAACTTTTCCCCGCTCGGCACGACCAAGGCTGTCCTGAGCCCTAGCGTTGTTACGGCGGGCACCCTGTCTGGCAACGACTCAAGGGCCAAGGCCTCGCTGCCTCTGTGGCTTGACGACCTCACTGTGCAGAACCCTAACACGGGCAATATCATCCGCTCATCTAACGTTCGCTCCGTTGTGTCGGGTGTCAAGTATGCTGCGGCGAGTGGATCGTCTGGTCCGTGGGCTGGCGGCCCGGTGTCCATTGCTACCACCACGGGCACGTCCCCGACGCTGTACGCGACGTTCCTCACGCCGGGCGTTGACGTGCCCCTGCCGGAGGTCTCTACGGTCCCCTACGTTGAGTTCCCTCGCTATTTCTACACCACCGGCCAGAACCTCGGCTCGTCTGCGCCGTCGATCAATTCGCAGACGATTTCGCTCACGTCGATTCCAGACATGGTCATGATTTACGTGAAGCCCAATACGCGCGGCCCGTCGCAGCTTGACCAGTACCTGCCGATCAAGTCGCTTTCTGTCACGTTTGACAACTTTAGCAACCTTTGCTCGAGCTTCCAGCAGGTCAATCTTTACGAGAGCGCAGTGGCTGCGGGTCTTGACATGGACTGGCACCAGTGGCGCGGCTTCACGCAGGCGCAGTACAACTCGGGCGTCCTTGGCGGCACTGCGGCCACTGCGGCGGTGGGCTACACCAAGCAGAGCCCGTTCACGCAGCTCAGCGGCGGCCCCATCCTGCTGCGCATGGGCATGGACATCACCCTGCAGCCTGGCCTGGCGCCTGGCTGCCTGGGCAACTACTCCTTCCAGGTCAACTGCACCATTGACAATTCCAAGGGGTACTACGACTACGTCAACAACCCCGTCATCACGGTCGTTGCAATCAACACTGGCTTTTTCGAGACCATGCGTGGCCAGTCGGCGATCCGCAAGACTATCCTGCAGATGGCGGATGTGGCGGCTGCGACCAGCGACTCGGGCATGTCCAAGACGAGCCTGAACCGCATGATCGGTCGTGGCAGCGGTGGCAGCATGTTCAGTGGCGCCTCGAACCTTGTGAGCCGTGGCCTGGCGGGCCTGCGGCAGGCAAAGAACATCAACGACCAGTATGGCCTCACGAACCTGGCGCGCACGTACGGTGGCACGACGGGCTCCCAGCTTGCCGATGCGGCCGACATGGCCATGAACACGGGGTCCAAGATTGACTCGATCTACGGGTCCGGCAAGCGCCACCGCAGCTCGGGAATCATGTAAACACAAGACGACAAGCCCACCCGTCAGCTACCCTTCGTAAATCATCAACCGACGTCAGCCACGTCAAAAAATGAAGACGGTGGGCTCCCGCGCGGAGGTGTTCCACGGCAACGCAAAGCGCACGAGCGGGCGCCTTACGAAGGACGACCTAATGAAGAATAAGGCGGGGCGGATTGTGTCAAAGAAGAAGAATGCGGCCGGCAAGAATGCGCTCAAGTTCCTGCATGCCAAGGGGTACATTGCAGTGAAGGGCAAGTTTGGGAGCGCGCGCGTAAACGCCGGGGGGGAGGGGAGTTCAACTGCCAGTCAGTTGGAGCTCGACAAGCTCGACGTTGTCCCCTTGGGCGTTGGGGCTGGCGTTGCCGCGGCAGCTGTTGAGACAGGTGGTGAGTGATTTGAGGCGGCAGGCGTAGCACTCGTGTTGACTACGGATAAGGAAACTGGTGGTGGCGCTGGGATTGGACTGCAACGCCTCTGCCACGAAGCGCTCCCGTAGCATAGCCCTCACATTTCGTGACAGTCCAGTAGTCACGTAGCGGCGTGGCTCCATGCCAACCCCGCTTTTGCCAACCCCGGTTGTCACTTTACAGTCGGCAAACGTCGGTCGAAAATAGTGACTCGATTTTGGAATTCACAATCCCAAAATCAAAAACATCTGCCGATTTCTTTCCCGCCATCCCCCCGCTGTCTCCTCGACTCCAGTAGGCACGGGCAACAGTTTCCGGTCCAATCGGAGTTGATTTGATTGAAATCGACCTCTCTTCCGAAAAGTATGTCATCCTACTCGGTCTTCGCGACGGGCGAGAGCGAGGACGACCAACCGCCAAAAGTGCCCGCGCCTTTGCCGGCTCCGGCCCCCCTGGCTCCCGTGGCCGCCCGCGCGGCGCGTCGGTCGACGAGCGGGACTGCGCCCTCGCCCGAGGTGGTGCCTGCCATGCGCCCCGGCTGGAGCGGTGGCAAGCCGCCACCGGGGTCGCTGCGGCGCGACATCGCAGGGCGCATGGCCGAGCCAGTGGCCAGCTTCTCCGACGACGAGGACTACCTGCGCGGCCGCGACCTGCAGCAGCGCCACGAGCGGGAGGAGCGCGCGCGGAAGCGCCAGGAGCCACCGCCTAGCGAGGAGGAGGAGGAGGACGACGATACCGAAGACGAAGGGGCCGGGGGCCTCTGCATCTGCGACACGCAGCCACGCGCGAACTGCAGCCTGCATGGCGCCTCGGTGCTGCCACTGGCGCGCGCCTCGGCCCTCACGCGCCTCACGCCACCGCCACCGCCGGCTCCGATGCCGCTGCAGCGCCAGGTGGCCGCCATCACGGGCACCACCGGCGCGGCCGAGCCACCCTCGCCCTCGTCGTCGTCGTCGTCGTCGTCGTCGTCGTCGTCGAACGTGTCGACGCTCATGGAGAGCGCGGTGCGCGAGGCGTTCCGGCAGGGCATCGAGCAGGGCAAGCGCATGCAGCTGCCGCAGCAGTGCAAGACGTGCGCAGTGCGCAAGGAGCGCAACCGCCTGGCGGCCAAGGAGTCCCGCCACAAGAAGCGGCGCGAGGCCGAGGTGGTGAACACGCGCAACCTCATTGCCGCGGCGGCGGATGTGGCGGCGTCGCGCGCCACGTCGCCAACCCCGGTCCCGGCCGCCCCGGCGCCGCTGGCCACAAGCGCACGCGCGGCTGCGGGTGGGGGCGAGGAGGAGGAGCTGGAGCCACCGCCCTTCTAGTGTGCAACGCTAGTCTTTTTTGCCTCTAAAAGGTTCGCAAGCGTTGTAATGTGCGCATTGCGGCTCCTTTCCCACGCCTGAAACTGCACTACGCAACCCTTGGCAAAAGAGACGTCGCGCTCCTTGCGGCAGAGGTCGATGCGGTCAAAAAGGTCAAGCGCATAAACAAGGTCGTGTTCTTCCTTCAGCTGGCTAGCCAGTACAAGGTAACCCACTTCCATCTGACGTCTATCTACGTCGACCGACGCCATGCCGAAACTCCCGCTGAAAATGGGCAAGCCAACAATGCGTTTGATTACGCTCGGAAACTGCGAATCACAGACGCCGAAGTTTGGCATTGAGGCTCTTGCCACGTCCAAGGCTCTAGAAACCCCGGCGCACCACTGGCCCTTTGAACTGGACAGCCTCCCAAACGCACAGGGGCGCTTGCAGTTCCCCATGCCATGGGAGTCGGACAATATAGCGTTTCGTACCTTCCGGGCAAAGCTGCCAGCCGTGGTCACGCCAGACTCGATCTTTACCGGAGTGGTGCTGCCAGCACTGGCCCTGCCCACCGGCGCCGCGCAACGGACACCCGAGTGGCACCAGGCACGCGCATTTGCCGTCACGGCGTCGAACTTCGCAGCCACCGGGGACAGTGCCGAGACTCTCTTGAAGACGAAGACCTACCCTATGCGCTACGGCTTTGGCGGCAATGGCTACACGGAGTGGGGGTCGCTACACGAGAAGCACGCAGAGGAGGCCTTTGTAAGCTTCCTCGCTCAAGTTGGCCACAAGGGTGAACTCACACACCCACCGCATTTACGGGACCCCGCGCGGCCCTTCCTGGGGTTCAGCCCAGATGCCCTCCTGTGGTCCGAGGCGCGTGACGAGGTTGAGCTGGTGGAGTATAAGTGCCCTGCGGCGCGCCGGTCGGGCCCTGGCCACCCTTACTCGAGCGACAAACTGAACATTCCCTCGCGCTACATGCCGCAGATCCAGGGAAGCATGCAAATATTGCGTGCTCTGCACCCTGGCGTGCGCTGCGTCCGGGCTTGGTTCGTGGTCTGGCAGCCACACCAATTTTTCGTGACTCATGTGCCGTACGTCGACCAGTTTGCCAGTAGAACCGTCGAGCAAGCGCGTACATTCTTCCAGGACCGCTTTCTGCCTTCGTGTGTCGACGCTGTGCTCGAAAGGGACGGGCGTATACTGGAGTTTTCTACAGAGGAGGAGTGTTTTGCTTTTCACGAGAGCTCGGAGACAAGCCTGTCTACAAGCCCTGCGCCGCCCTTGGCTGCCGCGGCAGCAAGCTCCTCCTGTACATGCTTCAGTGAGCCTTCGACTGCAGTGGCCGCGGCACCTCCGACCCTGTCGACAACGTCTGAGGCTGACTCAAGCACCTCCTCGAACTCCTCTGCGATAAGCTGCGTCTGCTTAGGAAAAGTCGCGTGAAACCACGTAACGAACCCCCCGCCCGCCCACGGCACAAAGTACATGAAGAAGTCGCGTAGAATCACATAGAGGACGATTGCCTGGAGCGACCATTCAGCGGCCTTCATCTCAAATGGCTGGACACGCACATACGTGACTGTAGGCGTCGCAATCGGCGTCGCTGTCTGCGAGAAAAGGCCCATTTCCAGCCTTAGTCTGTCTACGTCAGCTCATGAGCGTGAAGGATGTTGAAGTTCGGGTCTTTTAACCCGGCTGATGATAAGTGGCAACCGATTGCTGTCCTGCACTCAAAGACGTCGCCGCGGGACGGTCTGTGTTTAATGGTAGACTCAAAGCAAAGGACCATTGTTCCGACTCGGGACATCACGCTGCCTCAAGGTGAGTTTTTTGCCCTCGAGCCGACGAACCTTGAAAAGGGCCGCGACGTGATCATGGTTGGAGGCAAGTCTGGCAGTGGCAAGAGCCACACGGCCAAGAACTTCGCCCAGCGCTACCACATTCTATGGCCCAAGCGCCCAATCTACCTCATCTCCTACCTTGCAAGGGATGATACACTGGACCAGCTAAAGTTTCTTGAGCGCCTGGACGCAACAAAGGATTTCCCCGACGGCCCTCCTCCTCTAGACTTCTTTAAAGACTCACTAACGATCTTTGACGATATCGAAGGGTTTCAGCGCGAGAACCCTGATGTCCACGACATGCTTCAGCAAACGATTGACATGATTGCTACAACCGGGCGCCACAACTCAGCTACGCTGCTTGTTGCCTCTCACCTGCTCACGGACTACAAGCGCACGCGCCTCTTCCTTGGCGAGGCACATAAATTCGTCCTGTTTCCAAACGGCTGCAGCATGAAGCAGATGACCAATTTGCTGGGCTTATACGGTGGCTGCGATACTGACGAGCTTCGTCGAATCCGAAAGCTACCGAGTCGATGGGTGGCTCTATGTACTACGTTTCCTTCCCTGGTGCTTTACGAGTCGGGGTGCTATCTGCTTCACTCGGACTGCTCGGAGAAAACGACGTCTCGGAAGCGAGAGCGCCCTGAAGAGGTTGAGGAGGTTGAGGACTCGGGGTCAGATAAAGAAGACACAACTTCAAACCCGACCTCTCGTGCAGTGGTCCAAAAGACCTCTCCAGAGTAGACCACGGTAATACAAAATGGTGAGTTTACCCGGTGATGTTGCGCCAGAGAGGTTTATGGGGTTTTACGGCCAGACTGCGCCCCAGCGTGCCCTGATGAAGAGGCAGTATGGCGATATCCCACCGCAAAATTTCTTGCAGAGACAGAGCGGTCTGCTGGCTGGAATCCCCCACGCAATCTCGAAGCTGAAGAATATCAACGGGTTTATGGACTCCACGACCAACTATGTTGGCGTGCAGAATGCCCCCGCGTACCTCCAGATGCGCAAAGCCGCTGTTGCGAGGCGGGATCGCGACCGCGCGCAGGCTGACTCCGAAGAGTTCAAGACTGCCGTGAAGGCCGCGGCGCTTCAGCAGTCGCTCCTGCGGGCCGAGAAGAAGCGCCGCCTCGAAAACGCACCGAAGGCGTATCGAAGCAAGGCAGCCGGCTTGAAGCTAAAGCAGGCGCTTCGCGAGGTCACTGTGAAGGGCATCCCTCTGATGCAGCGAGAGACGACGAGGTCCGCGGTCAGGCGGCTCTACGACAAGAAGGGGCGGTATTCCGATAAGGTTGAGCTTCGGGATCTGCTTCGCCGCCTTGCCGGCGAGCCCCAGGTGGACGACATCGGCGACCTCGCTGCCCTTGCAGAGGCAGACAGGCGCCGCAACCCGACTCGGGCTCTGGACACGAGCCTGGCCGACGCCAATACGAGCAATGCCGCGGTTGCCAATAATAGCAGCCGCCCTCTCATCCCAGAGCGGTCGCTCCTCGATTAATGTTCGTTCCCTTTAAGCGCACATGCCTCTCACATTAGCTAATATCCTTCGCCTCCCTTTTGCAGGTTAAGCACTACAAGCGGCGCGGCCGCGGCATCTTCGATACGGCCATGAAGTACGGCAAGCAGGGTCTGAATCTGTCAAAGCAGTTCGGCGTGGCCGACGCGCTGAAGGGACAGTCGGATAAAAATCTTAAGCTCGCAGGGCAGCTTCTGAGCATGGCTGGCGGCGGCCGTCGTCGTAAGCGTGGTATGTACTAAGAGTTTCCCACGGCCTTTATGAGCCTAGTCTAACCGCGCTTTTTACAGGGGGCTACCTTCTGTTGGCTAGGCCAAAGCGCTAACCAGCCCTTGATTTGCGCAGGTGGTGCAAACGGGTTGGCCTCTGCAGTTAAGGGGATGCTGGCTCGGAAGATGAGACTGTAAATGCCGCAACAAACTTTGCGTTCAAGAGCCCACAAGGAAACATCACCGAAATGGACACTGACGAGGGCCTACAACGGTTTAGGGTGGCCCAGCGTAGCTTCGCGGCCGAGGAGGTGCGGATTCGCTCGGAGGGATACGCCACCGCGGCGTCGCGGCGCGTGGCCGGCTTGATTCAGCAGTCAAATGCGGTGCACAGAGGACAGCGCCCGGAAGAGGAAAACGTCCAAATCGTTCATAGGTTCTACCACGTGGTGCCGCCACCCCTAATCTTTGTCGAAAACGATGTAGAGCCTAGAGTCAGAAATAAGGCAATGCCTATCTTGTCCCACTACAGCGCCTTTAACGCGGATGATATCTACGAAGGCTTCTCAAACCCCACCCAGGAACAGGAGATTGGCATCCACGAGGGTATTGCTGCCAAGTACCGAGCACGGAAGGACCCCGGGGTAATAAACGTGGTCGCCCCTACAAAGTTTGAACCCCCACCTGACAAGCCGACGCCTGCACCTGTCGAGAAAAACCTCATTGACATCGAAAAGAAATCAGACCTTACCAGCGACTCAAGGTACACCCGGATTTTGGATGGCTCGGATGCGCCGACGCAGAGCTCTTTCAGTACGAGTGGGACCTTTGCTGACTTGAGTGGAAGGCCTGACCAGTTTAGCCCGAGGCCCCCTGGTGTCCCGCCTCCTGCAACACCAGCGACACCGGCGCAAGCCTCAAGTTCGAATGCAGCCGCGGCAAGTCCGGCTGCAGGCCCTGCTGCAAGCAGCCCAGGGGTTTCGCCTGTCTTGCCAGCAGGAAGCCCTGTCCAGGAGCTTCAAAGCCCTGTCAGCGAGCGGGTTCCCATGGGAGATGTTCTACTCCCGGATAATGAAGATCAGATGCGACGGATCCGCCAGCTGCCTCGGGGCTACCAAGGAGATCCAGATGGTAACGGTCACGAGGAAGTCCTATTGGCGCAGTATTTGGTGCGCTTGGCCTACATACCGCGCATCAATGCTGCAACCGGGGCAGACCGAAGGCGGCTTATCGGCGAGATGACGCAAGCAACTTTTGACGCGCGTCTGGATGCTCGGAAGCATTTCGACGATGCCCAGCGCCTTCGGCGTCTTGCAGCGCCTCCGGGCCACGCAGCTGCGGTGCCTGTCCCTCTATCTGCCGCAGAGAAACTTGCTGCTGCGCAAGCCAGAATCGACCAGGCATTTTCACCGGGAGGCAACCTCAGCCAAAACACCTCGGCTTTTCAGACGCCAAACAGCGGCAGTGCCTCAACAGCCACGCCTGGCTCGTACGAGGGAAGCCCGGATGGTGGTGCCGTGGTGCTGCGTGGCCAAAATACAAGCGGCCAAAACACGACAGTCACGCCTCACTCGGGGCTTCAGGTGAGCCCTCCTGGTGGTGCTGTTCAGTTCAGACAGCCTGGGTTTGAGTCGTCGTCTGGGCTTGCTGCCATGGCTCGTAGTGTAAGCGAAGGAGTACAGCAGCAGCAGCAGTCGTTTGAAGGTGCCAACGTCAGTGGCCGCACGCCAAACAGTGGCCAGGCCTCGACCGCAACGCCTGGCTCTCAGCGTGAGGCAAGCCCGGACGGCGGTGCAGTTGTGCTGCAGCCACGTGGTCCCAACGGAGCGCCAGTCGAGCGACAGCTAGACCTGGGGCCCGACCCAGTGCCAGTGATGCCAGAGCGCCCAGGCGAGCGCGCAGCAATCATGGCTCGGCTTGATCAGTACACAAACCCAGATTACTATGGCATGAAATACTCCCAGCAGTACAGTGCAGCAGAGCCTGATATCGAGGTCTTGCGTAACGCGCTCCTTGATGCTCTCCAAAAGGGAATCAAAATTCAGTACTCTGACGATGCTGCTGTTGGGTTGGAAGAGCTTCTGGGTCGACCGGCAGCCGCAGCCGCAGCCGCCCGACCTGCAGCCGCTCCCAGTCGACGCTCTGCGGGTATTGGGCCTCAGATTGGTCCAAACGTACGGGCGTTGCTAAGCAGTGCTGCAAAGCGCGCACGGGCTGCAGTCAAAGCGTACAAATCCCCAGTCCAGGCAGCACCGCGTGGTGAAGGCATGCCGACAAAACGCGGGCGGTTTGAGAAGGGCTCGGCTGAGGCGAAGGCGTTTATGGCTCAGCTTAGAGCGAAG